TTCCCAACGAAGAGAGCATCATGCGGCTGCTGGGTGCGGTGCTGACGGAGCAGAACGAGGAATGGCTGCTGCAGAACCGCTACCTGCCACAACACAGCATGGCGGAGATAGACCAGACCGCTGAAGAGGACGTAATCGAAGCGCTGCCAGTCAGCGCATAACAGGCCCATTACCGGACCGGAAGGCTGTAACTGAATTTACACCACCTTGACGGACTCGACCACTAGGTCACCAATGGATGGAGGGCAGACCAGTCCCCAGCCATTCCCCACCCAAGGTGATTTCAGCGACAACCAGCCAGTCAGGATGTTGTCAGGCTGCAGCATCACCCGGATAGCATAGGCGTCAGGGTCGTAGCTGGTTACCGTGCCATGGCGCGTGGTCGCGGTGGCCTGCGCGGCCTGCTGAGACGACGAGAGCAAAGTGTTAAGAAGATGATTCATCATGACGTGATCTCCAGGTCAGGGCTGGTGTTTTTGGCAGTGATGCTCATGCGATACCCCTCGTCAACGCTCAGTACCCGTGTAATCGTTTCAGGGTAATAAATCTGGTCAAAATCGGTATTCGTTCCCTGCACCAAAATCGTTTGGGCAACTGACAGTCGATTATCCGCCGGCATCCCCGCGGTGAGGTGCATCTCATGACTGACAATGTGCTCGTACATCGCCTGTGCCCGCTGTTGCGCAGCTTCTTGTGTTAGCCCCGGCACGGTATATCGGTACCTCTGCGTACGCGCCGAGGCCTGCCCAGGGAGTGTGGTTTTGCCCTGTCGGGGCCAGAAGGCACTAAAACCTTTCTTGGCCTTGCTGTTCCAGCTTCTCACCTCAACGGATATTCCTTTGGCAATGGTCAGGTTGCGGCTGAACTGCAGATCAATGATATTCGCCCAGGCATAACCCTGATGTTGGTCCGGTGGCGTCCACTGGATGCGGTAATGGTTCGGAGACTGTGCCGGCCGCTGGGTGAAATACAGCGAATTGCCTTTGACGTACAGGTCGAACCCCTCCACATTCGCTAGGTAGCTGAGCAGGTCCCATTCGCTTTGCTGTTGCGTGGTATCGACAAAATCACTTTTGTAAAAACTCCCCACCTGACGTGTGGTCGGTGTCACCACCACCTGCAATCCGTGCCGGGCGGCCAGGGTCTGCGCTATCTGACTGGAGGTCTTGTTGGCGAAATGCTCACTGGTCTTGGTGTCGATAAAGAGCGCTGTATTATCCCGCCCTACCAACTCCAACGTGCCCGCTGGCAGATCAATCGTCACATCATCCACCCTCCCTATAATCAGGCTATCCAGTTCCGCCGGCGTGTAATGTTGCGGGTCTTTTGGGAAACCGGTCAGCACCTCAACGGGTAACGTACGCTGACGAGAAAACCACTGCGCGTTACGCTCAGTCGGCAACAGGTCCAGCACAAACACCACTCTGAACGTATCGGCACTGCGGTGCGCGTTGTTCGTCACCTCCAGCGACTGCCAGCCGGTAATGTTTTGCCCACCGACGCTGACCACCCCGCGCGGATGACGCACGAAGCCCAGAGAAGAGAGATCATTAATATCAGCCACGCAGCACCCCATCCGTCTTTCCAGCTTTGGGAATGTTAAGATCGGCCACGCCGGAAATATCTGGGTCCGTCAGTCCATTGGCCTGCGCTATCGACGTCCACCCCATAGCGTCGCCGTAAGTGTGTGCCGCCAGCGAATACAGGTTACTTCCCGCCAGCGTCACCACTTTGCCACTCGAAGCTATCTGCCCCAGGTTAAGTGACAAGCGTCCCAGCGTTTTAATCAACGCCACCAGCGACACCGTCTGCGCTACCGCGGTACTCTGCCGAGCAAAATTCTGCACATTACGCGTCAGTGTATTGCTGGGAATAACCCCACCCAGCGTGGTCAGTCGCTGAATATCTAACGTGGCGGAAGTCAGCAAATTTTGAGCCAGGCTTTCCACACCATGGATTTCATACAACACCCCTTTTATCTCGCTGGTCACGGCGTTGGTGAAATCATCAATCGTATCCACTGCATCGACCAGACTGTCGAAAGCATCCGACAACTCAGGGATGCCCAGACTGTCCACCAGCGCCTGGCATGCCGACATGTCATCAAACACCAACTGGTCAAGGCTGGGTGTCGCTATCACCGTGACCGGTGTCGTCAGGTCGCGCACCACCTCCAGCGTGATTTGGTAAGCGATGCGATACGGCATCAAAAAGTCAAACGTCAGGCTTTTTATCACGGCCTGAAAGCTCAGTTCAGACCAGGTGACAGTAACAGGAATGCCTGACTGCCGAACGCCATCAAGATAACGCGCACGGCTCAGCGCGTGATTGCCAACAAAAAGCCGCTCCAGGTGAGCGGCGTGGGATTGGGGCCCAGTGCATCGACGTGCCTTACGCCCCCGACAAGCCGGTGAACCACCAACGCCTGCTCACCGCCAAACGGCAAGTGCTCTGGCAGCTCATAGCGGGCAAAGCTAAACACCTCGCCCGTCACTGAATGGGTGAGAATTAAACGGGTAAAAGACATGGTGGTTATCTCCCAAGGCCAACAGTAGGCGGGGTCATTGTTGGGTCATAGGTGCTCATTGATGATCTTGCCGATCGAACAGCTTCTGTAGCCTGGAACTCGGTAATGCCCTTGCCAATTTGACGCCGGTCCAGATTAATCGCCGTATGGACTTGAATAGTTTGCCCCTTACCGGCTGGACGAATGGTATCGGGGTAACGCTCAGGGTTTAATAAATGTCGATAGTCATTTAGTGCATTAGGGTTTGATACGTTAAAACTCGATGCCCCCTTACTCGCTATACCCGTTGCAGTCTTATAGTTATCGTCAATTTTCCCGTTTTTATACCAATCATAAACGCCATATGCTGAATACGCAGTAATAGCGGCGATTGCGCCTATCACTATTTCCGGCAAACCTGCCAACGTCGTTGCCAGCATAGGCAGTGAATCAGCGGCCACAAGTAGCTTCGTTATCCTACCTATAATTATTAGCGGCTTTGTTAAACCTGAGACAGAATGGTTCAGAAGGAACATCCCGCCGCTCAATCCAGCGAGCGCCGTGATACCTAGCATGGCTTGCGCAGCAAACCTTGTTATCTCCGGATGTTGTTTCGCAAATTTTGTTACCCGGTCCAATGAATCGGCAAGTAAATTCAGTCCCTTCGTGGCGAGATCTAACAACCCACCATCTTGGCCCAACGCCAACTCAAAATTTTTCCACTTGGCATCGAAATCAATAACTTTGCCGTTATACGTGTTTTTAGTGATTTGGTCGCATCATCTACCCCGCGAAACCCCGGGTACGCTTGCATGCCGCTAAGGATCATCGGCAATTGCTTATCGATGAGGTTATACATCCCGCCGCCAGTACGCCCAAACAAGATGGCGTTAGTTCGCCGTATTTGTTCTTCCGTATAATGCAAAGCACGATACTTTGGCAACACATCGTTCATGTAAAATTCAACTTGTGAATGCTCAAACGTTTTTTTATCTATCAAGGGATCGCCGGATATGTTCAATCGCCCCTGACTGTTAAAACTGACATTCTTAGGATTCCACAGGCCAAGTTTGAGCCATTCTTTTGCCGCCTGGTGTGTCGGGGTGAGTATGCCGTGGGCGCGATTATACGCGGTCATATATGCGTCACCCGCAGAGCTCCCTTTCATCTCACCGATAATAGGTTCCATTTCCGCAAATATTGCTGTGTCCGACATGCCATAAGCCGACGTTTTCGCTTTCGCCATAAACTGCCGGTACTGAGTGAAATCGATATTGCCGCCGGATGCCTGTATGGCTTTGAACGCCCCGTTGATAAGCTCTTTTGCCCGCTCAGGGCTTTTCGTTGCACCTGCGGTTTCAAGAAATCGGACCATGTCCATTTTTTTGGCTGTTGTTGCTGCACGCTGATGCTCATCGAGTGCTTGCGATGCAAAATCCAACTGTGCCATTAAGGGTGAAATAATTTTGGCAGCGTATAACTGATCCTTAAGTCCATGTCGACCCGACTCACGATAGACCCCCTGCACCTCCGTAAAGTTAGCCAGCATCTCGGTATTGGATACGCCAAAAACTTTCTGAGCCGCCGAGAATTTCTCAGCCTCTTTCAGTGCAGCATCCCCCATACCGTACTGTTTAAATTTCTCTGTAATGGTTTGATATTTTGCGGCCTCATCGACAAAGCCTCCCAGCAGCTTAAATCCACCAT